GATTCACATAGGGTTACTACTGATTACCGGTCTGTACAGGCTGGAGGGTGGGTGGAGGTAGGGGCCTATGGCCAGCCGGAGCGGAGTACGGGGGGTATGAGGACTCCAGCACGTATAGGATCACTCGTGCGAGACCCGCCTTTCACAACCCCAAGCCCTAATCCCAGCCGAAGGCATAGCCAGGACGCTTATTTCAGGCCTTGGCTGCGTTTTCTTGGGGTGGGTGGTACCTACCCCCCAGTGGACCCAGGAAAACGACCCTGGGGGGCCTAAAGGAACCCCGGTCAGAATCCTTTTTGGAACATCAACCGGAGAAACCCATGCTCAAAGCCCCTGAAGTGCAGGCTTTCCTGCGTCAATTCGACCCATTGCGGGAAGTGAACGTCGAGGAGACGACTCAGTTCGTCTATGCACCCTGGTTCGTGAAGGTTCACGGGACCGTTCTGGTCTACGGTGAGCCTCATGCGTTCGAGACCGAGCTCGATCTGCGTGAGTTCGGCGGTCAGGAAGACCTGATGAAGCTGGCCAAGCAGCTGCTGTACGCCTTTGCTGGCGCAGCCGAGCACGTCAAGCGTGGTCAAGCTGTGATGTGAGCGGTGGATACCGGTATCCAGCCATAGGTAACCAGATTAAGGTGGTTACTACCGGTATCCTTATACCGCTATGCGGATAACCAATGATTAGAAAACCAGAATGCTTACGCATTCTTTTAGTTATTTTCTAAGGGATACCGGTATATAGGGATACCGGTATCCTATGTATATCTTAATACAGCAAAGACTGTGCCAGTTCTCGAAGTTTGATCTTGATTTGCGCTTTGCGCGGTGGATCAAACCCCAGTCAAACTGAGGTCTCGCCATGAGAAAACCCCAGCGGTTGGTGGGGACGTAACCTCCGCAGCGTGGGCCGGGAGTTTCTCCGTGGAGTCTTCCTTTCCTCCCTGGTGACCACGCCGACTGACCCCCGTAAGGGGTCCCATATATAGGGTTTACCCTGGTTTATCGCCACGGGCTAAACCCCCTAAGGTCTGTATATAATTGCCGCCATGCAACTCGCTTCCCTTCCACGACCGACTTTCTCTGGGTGTAATGTCAGCCCGGTAGACGGCCGCCCTTGGAAGGCGGAGGCCGCAGGTTCAAATCCTGCCACCCAGACCAATTCAAACTCTTGGCGTAATACGACACCCTCGTCGTATTGAACCCCCTGCCTGGGGGTGCGGCGCAGATGGTGAGGCGCGGCGGACTGTAAACCCGTTGACCAAGAGTCGAGAAGGTTCAAATCCTTCCACCCCCACCACCATCAACCCCCGACGATTTTCCGAGGTAGCACAGCGGTAGTGCAGTTGGCTGTTAACCAATTGGTCGCTGGTTCGATCCCAGCCCTCGGAGCCAGACGTATCTCGCTCGTCCAATGGCAGGACGTCGGTCTCCAAAACCGAAGATGGGGGTTCGAGTCCCTCGCGGGGTGCCAAGCCCTTGTAGCTCAGTTGGCAGAGCAGCCGCCTTGTAAGCGGAAGGTCGTGGGTTCAATTCCTACCAGGGGCACCAGACGCGGAGCCTGGCGTGCAGGGCACAAACGGGGTTTGAACCCCCGGCCACTTGGCGACAGGTGAGGGTTCGATTCCTTCAGGCTCCGCCAAACCACCAGCCACAATTCCCGCAAAGCCACCAACGAAAGCATAGAGGTTGATATGGCAGCGAGAATGCGCAAGACACATCAAGAGGATGTGCGAAAGAAAATCCAGGTCAGCCTGCTGATCAATCGACTCACCGATTGCGCCATGGGCAAGACCGACCTAAGCACGCAGCAGGTCCAGGCGATCAAGGTCCTCATGGACAAGAGCCTGCCCAACCTGTCCGACGTGAAGATCGAGACCGGCTCACAGGGCATCACGTTCAACCTGAACACAGGCGTCAAGCCTAAGGCTGAATGAGCGAGGCGGTAGCAAATGCAGAAGAGGCGGTCACCTACTATCCGCCTGGCCCTGTCGCTTCCGAATTTCATCAGGACTCCAGCTTCGTTCGAGGTCTCATGGGGCCTGTTGGTAGCGGCAAGTCATCTGCCTGCTGCTCTGAAATCGTCATGCGTGCTCTTGCCCAGCGACCCTGGCTTGACGGTGTACGTCGGTCCAGATGGGCAGTCATACGAAACACGTACCCCGAACTGAAGTCCACGACCATCAAGACGTGGCAGACCTGGTTCCCGCAGAACGTGGCGCCCATCCGCTGGGACACGCCCATCACCAGCTTCATGCGCATCGACGACATCGGCGACGGCACTTCGATGGAGCTCGAGGTCATCTTCCTGGCGCTCGACTCCGAGCTCGACACCGGCAAGCTGCGATCCCTTGAGTTGAGCGGAGCCTGGATCAACGAGGGCTCAGAGATTCCCAAGGCGGTCTTCGACATGTGTACCCAGCGTGTCGGCCGCTACCCCTCCAAACTCAAGGGCGGTCCCTCCTGGTGCGGCGTCATCATCGACACCAACCCGCCAGACGACGACCACTGGTACTACCAGATCGCCGAGGTCGATACACCCAAGGGCTGGCAGTTCTTCCGCCAACCAGGTGGCCTGTACTTCGATCACGGCGAAGAGGACTACAAGCCCAACCCCGACGCCGAGAACGTGGACAACCTGCCCAACGGGCACGGCTACTACCTCCAGCAGCTCGGCGGCAAACAAGACACCTGGATCAACGTCTTCCTGCTGGGCAACTACGGCACGACCTCAGACGGCAAGCCTGTCTTCCCCGAATGGAACGACCGGATTCACGTCAGCGATAAAGAGCTCGAGCCGGTGCGTGGCCTGCCCATCATCTTGGGCTGGGACTTCGGGCTTACCCCGGCGTGCATCATCGCCCAGCAGATGCCCAACGGCAGGCTGCACATCCTCGAAGAGATCATCAGCGAGGACATGGGTATCCGGGAGTTCGCCTCAGACGTGGTGCGCCCGATCCTCACCAACCGCTACAACGGCTTTGCCCGGTTCAGCGACGGCGACCCCGCTGGTGCGATCCGCGCCCAGACAGACACTCGCACTTGCTTCATGGAATTGAACGAGTGCGGCATACCCACCGAACCCGCCGATACCAACGACTGGATACCCCGGCGAGAATCGGTGGCGTACTTCCTCACGCGGATGATCGACGGAGGACCAGCTCTGCTGCTGGACCCGAGATGCACGACTCTGCGCAAAGGATTCAATGGTCGCTACCGGTATGAGCGGATGAAGACATCCGGCTCGGCACGATACAGGGACCGCCCCGTGAAGGATGCTTTCTCGCACCCTCACGACGCTCTTCAGTATTTGTGCATGCGGGTGCGCAACGGCCTTCGTCCCATCCGGGCACGCCAGGTCGTCAACGCATCCAATAGGGGCTGGACATGAAAATGGGACTTGCAATGGTGGCGGCTGAGCCACCCGTCGAAGTCGAGGTTCTCGTCGACGAGAAAAATCAACTGATCGACACGATCGGCACCGAGCTTGCGGCGCACGTCAATGAGGCGTGGAGCCGAGCCAAGTTCGCCAAGACAGAGATCACCGAGCGTCTGCTTCAGTGCGAGCGTCAGCGTCGCGGCGTCTACGACCCGGACAAGGCGATGGACATCGCCAGGACCGGCGGCTCAGACATCTACATGCGCATCACCGACGTCAAGTCCAGGGCTGCTTCCAACTGGATCAACGACGTGATGATCAGCGGCGGGCGTCGCGCCTTCCAGCTCGATCCGGCCAAGGAGCCCGAGCTGCCGCCCGAGATCGCTGCTGGCGTCGTCGACCTGGTGCGCCTGGAGATGGAGGCGTTCGTGCAGGCCGGTGGCCAGGTTCACCCTGAAGCCTTCCGTGTTCGCATGGAGCAGGTCCAGGACGAGATCATGGACAAGATGCGGGAGGAGGCAAAGCTCAAAGCCTTCCGCATGGAGAACAAGATCGAGGACCAGCTCAACCAGGGTCAATTCAACACAGCGTTCCGCGAGTTCGTGGACGACTTCGTGACCTACCCCACCGCGATCCTCAAGGGTCCGGTGATCCGCCGCAAGAAGGTGATGAAGTGGGGTCCTGGCTTCAAGCCGGTGATCATGACCGACTTCGTGCGCAAGGTTGAGCGCGTCTCCCCGCACGACGCCTTCCCCTCACCCAACTCAAGCACGATCCACGACGGCTACTTCATCGAGCGCCACCGCCTCACCCGCGCAGCACTCGACTCCATGAAGGGCACGCCTGGCTACAGCAACGACGACATCGACCAGGTGCTCGAGCGATTCGGCGACTCAGGCTTTCGCCAGTGGCTCATGGGCGACCAGGAGCGCGACCGCCTCGAGGGCAAGCCGCACGCCCGCCTGTACACCAAGGACGTGATCGAAGCCGTCGAGTACTGGGGCAGCGTCAGCGGCAAGATGCTCATGGACTGGGGCTACAAGGGCAAGAAGCTCGAGCGGTACAAGGAGTACGAGGCCAACGTCTGGGTCATCGGCCCATTCGTGATCAAGGCCATCCTCAACCCCGATCCACTCGGCGCTCGCCCCTACGAGATCGCCCAGTGGGTTCCAATCCCTGGCAGCTTCTGGGGCACCGCACTGCCCGAGCAGATGCGCGACACGCAGACCCTGTGCAACGCCGCAGCCCGCAGCTTGGCGAACAACATGGGTATCGCTTCAGGCCCGCAGGCCGAGATCAGTGTGGACCGTCTGCCCGACGGCGAGGACGTGACCTCGATGTACCCCTGGAAGATCTGGCAGACCACGTCTGACCGGACTGGTGGCGGTCAGCCAGCCGTCAGGTTCTTCCAGCCGAACATGAACGCTGAAGCCCTGATGAACGTGTACCAGTACTTCAGCCGTCAGGCCGATGAAGTCACCGGCATCCCGAACTACGTCTACGGCAACACCTCTGGCGGCGGCGTCGGTCGCACGGCGTCTGGCCTGAGCATGTTGATGGACAACGCAGCCAAGGGCATCAAGGCGGCGATCGCCTCCATCGACAACGTGGTGTCCGCGTTGGTCGACAGGCTCTACGTCCACAACATGGTTTACGACTCGGACATGTCCTGCAAGGGTGACTTCAAAGTCATCGCCAAGGGTGCGATGGGCCTGGTTGCCAAGGAGCAGCTCCAGATTCGCCGCAACGAGTTCCTGCAAGCGACCGCCAACCCGGTCGACCTCCAGATCATCGGCCCGACTGGGCGTGCCTACCTCCTGCGCGAGGTTGCCAAGACGCTCCAGATGGACACCGACAAGCTCGTTCCCACGACCGAGCAGCTCGAGTTCCGCCAGGAGCAGCAGATGGCCGAGCAGATGATGCAGCAGGCTCAGGCCATGGGTGGCCAGGGCCAGGCGCCGCAAGCACCGGTCACACTTGACGCAGCCGGTAATCCCGCCGGGGGCGCAGAAGCCAACCTAATGCAATGAGGTTCACATGAAGCAAGCCAAAGAGATGATGAGCAAGGTCGCCACCAAGAAGGTCAAAGAGCACGAGGCCAAGATGCACGGCAAGAAAGCCGCTCCGGTCAAGCTCAAGGACGGTGGCATGGTCAAGAAGTACAAAGACGGCGGCATGGTGCGTGGCGCCAAGAAGTGCTGAGGCGAGCCATGTCCAAGCACATCAAAGAACAAGGCCCTAAGCCCTGCCCCGCTCCCAACCTGCCGTGCGGCACGCTCGGTCCTGGGGTTCGTAGCCCTCAGGACTACGGTAAGAAAAAGTCCTAATGCTGCTGAAACCACCAGCTAGAGTTGTCGCAGCGCTGTCCTCCTTGGAGGGCAACAACGATTTCGAGGAGATCTGCAAGTGGCTCGATGAGTCTCTTTCTGATCTCCGAAAGCAGAACGATCTCACCAGGGATGAAGTTCAGACCAGGTGGCATCAAGGGGCATCCCAAGTGCTCGATGAGCTTCTCGAGAAGAAGCGATCGGCCAGGGACACGCTCTACAAGATGAAGTAATTCGCCCCGTCGGGGCAAACCGCAGGACCTACGGCGGATAGCGTGGGCACCGAGAACACCGAATCGACCGTAAGGGAAAACCCTAAGTGGCTCCCAGCAGGAAGTGAAGGCTCAAGGAGTTTGAATTGAACCTACCACGCGCCGTCATTGAGGCGGAAAGAAAGGCAGAAGAAGCTCTTCAACGACTGCAACAGGCTCGCCAGCCGCAGCAGACACAACCAGAAGGTGTAACTCCTCCTGGTGACCCGACGCCTCCCAGCACGGAGTCTTCGGGCGGTATTTCGGCACCACCGGAAGCTCATGCTCCGGCACCCCAGAACACCCCTCCGGCCGAGGGAGATGACAAGTGGGAGGCCCGGTTCAAGACTCTGAGTGGCAAGTACAACGCCGAGGTCCCGCGACTGCATGCCGCGATCAAAGAGCGTGATGGCAAGTTGAATAGCCTGACCGAAGAAGTGGAGGCGTTGAAGGCGAAGCTGACTACTCCCCAAGAGAAGTTGGTCAAGCCTGAAGAGGTGAGCGAGTTCGGTGAACCACTGGTCGACCTTATCCGCCGCGCAGCTCGTGAAGAGGTGCAGGTCAAGGACGGCGAGATATCAGAACTCCGCAGGAAGCTCGAGCAGTTGAGCGGTACCGCGACGGCAAACGTCGAGGTCAGCTTCTACGATCGTCTCGGCATGGCAGTCCCCGACTGGCGTGTCATCAACGACGACCCCGAGTTCCACACCTGGCTAGGTGAAGTCGATGACCTCACCGGCATGCAACGCCAAGACATTCTGTCGCAGGCTGAGGAGAAGCGCGATGCAGATCGTGTTGCCAGATTCTTCAGTGCGTTCAAGAGGGTTCAGCAAGATAAGTCGGCAGCAA